ATGGACAATTGCTGCTATATCAGATTCTTCATTTGGCTTTACAAACATATGAATTCTTCTTAATGACTTCCAGACTACATCAGCCAAATATCCTTTCTCATTGGCATACTTCCTAACTATCTCTTCTAACCTTTCATTCTCAACCAAATGATATCCTCTACTGACTATAGCCAATAAACTTCTATTCTTTAGTATTGCTTTGTATGGTATTTTCTCTCCCCTGAACTTTAGATACTTTTCTGCATACCCATATTCATGCTTAACTGTCTTTTCAACCCCGAATTCAACTACTAACTTTTCAACCTCTTCCTCATTAATTTCTTGAACTTCCTCTTTAATTTCAACTTCATTACCAGTCAATAACTTGTCAATGTCTTTTCTTAACATTTCAAAAGCTGACTTATAATCATACCTACCAACCAAATTCATTTCCTCATTTTCAAACTTATACACTTGAGCTTCTCCTGTCCTTTTATCTACATACAAAACAATATCGCCATTCACTACCTCTGACCACAACCACCATGGCATAAACTCACCAATAAAAGCATATCCATTATCTTTGCTCCAGTCAATCTCTTTTACTTTCTTGAACCAAACATTTCCCTTCGCATTGCCTGCCAAAATAGGCTTTACTAAAACCTTTTCTCCTACTTTCTTAACCTTCCAACCAACCATTTTCCAATCCCCCTCCATATTTGTCATTATAAATTTTCGTTTCTTTATTTATAAAATTTTTGGTTACTCTACCTCCCCCAATTCTCTAACAACAGTAAACGCCGGTTTCAATGCTCTGTGCAACTCTTCTAACATCTCAATTCTTTCATCCAAATACTTCATATACTCTGAAAAACTAATACCTGAACCACCTTCTGGTAATGCAAACAATCTACGTTCATTAGCAATCAAATCCCTAATCACCAATAATCTTGTCAACTCCTTAATCGTACTTGGCAAATCATCCCTACCATATGTGTATGTAACTGTAACTTCCTTACCGCCTTGATAAATCACCCATGACTGTAAATACAAAACACCATTATCATAATCAACCCAATAACTTCCAGTATTACGTCCTTCAGTCTTAGTCTGAACCCAATCCTCTGTTCCACCCAACCACTGAACTTCAATGCTTTCAACTTGCCTAATATACGGATGACCTAAAGTAACTGGAATACCTGCACCATACCAAAAACCACCTTTCCACCTTGTTGCATCATGCTTTATTCTTGCTCTTTTTACTCTACCATTCCAAGTCGTATTTGACAATCTATCCACATACTCACATTTCTCTATTATCAATGACTGTAGAAAAGTATCAGAATACTTCTCTTGTTCAACACCAAGATAATTCCTTATTTCATCTGGCGTAACATATAACTTATTCAAATCAACCACTAACTCACACCTCCTACTGTATCCTCAAAATTAAAAATAAAAATAAACACTACATAACACCAAACGCAACCAAAATCGCAACTGCCGACCATATTATTGCAACAACTGTTCCCCATTTATTCAAAAATGCCATTACGCCTTGCTCTTTAGCTTTAATCTGCTCAACCTCATTACGAACTTCACTCAATTCAAGCTTTGTAGCAAACTTCTCAGAATAACCATTATACTTTACCTGACTTACATCCACTCTCCCGCTTAACTCCTGAACTTCATACCTCAAATCATCAACTGAACTTGTCAAACTATCAATAACATCCTCAATATGTTGAAACTTCGTATCTAACAATAATTCTAAACTTTTAAATCCGTCATTCATTCTTGATTCTAATACTGCTACACGTTGCTCTAACTCGGCAATGCGCTTTTCACCCAATACTTGCACCTCCTGGAAAATATTGAAAAACATCAGATATCTGCAATTACATAAACTGTATAATCAACTACAATATCTTGAGCAGACCCCGCATTATTTGTTGCCCTTACCTTAAACGAATTCTTACCACCACTAATCAATACAACATCTGCATTCTCAGTATCTGTACTAACTTCTGGAACACCCACAATAACATAATTACTTGACAACGTAACCGTAGCATCCTTACTTGCACCAGAACCTACAGAACTGACTGTTTGACTGCCAGTTATTTTCTTAAGTGATGGCAAATCCGGAGTAACCATATCAACACCCCCCTTATCTAATTATTGAAATAAAGAAAATTAAAGACTTCAAGCAAGTATATCTCTAATCTTGGCTTGTCCTGGCAAGTATCTGGCTGTAACTTCACCTGCAAATCTGTACACACCTCTAACTGCAAACTTCTGGAGCAATGCATAATCTCTTGTCTCAAAGTACTCAACTGGTCTAAGTACAGATATACTAAGTCTTGGAATACCATATCCTTCTGGGTCACTTGCATCAAGCATATAAATTCTACTTACATACCCATCGCCATCACCGGGCGTATCAACCGCCTGAATAACTGGAATACCGTACAATGCAGATACATTAATACCTAAGTCCATACCTACTGCTGATTCTATACCATTAATACCGAACTGAACTTTTGTCTCTGCAAGTGGCACATATCTTATGAAGTTCATATACAGACCCTGTATCTTAGCATAAGTATCATAACCAGTAATTATTATGTTCGTATTAGCACCTTTCTCCCTTGCTTCTGCGAGCGTATTTCTTATAAGTTCATCAGTCAATTCTTGACCACTGGCTGCATACTTTACAACTGGCTGAGCCCATGATGCACCACTTCTATCAATATCATAAATGTCCTCAGAACCTGCAGTAATTGAAAAGTCACTAACCTCATCAGTACTTGAAACTATTCTATCAAGTGCAGTCAGATTGTATCCATCACTTGAACTTGATTCACCATCATTTCTACCAATAGCTTTAGTCAGTAATTGTCTGTTAATCATTTTAATGAATTCCACACCAATGTCAGCCCTAACTTGGTCAACTGCACCCCAAATATCATCTTTACTGACTTCAGCCAATGCTTCCATTACTTCTGAAATCTCAAAGTTAATTGTCAACACTTTTGGTGTTGCCTTAACTGTAGTTATTGGTGGGTAAACTGTCTCTGGCAATGTTCCAGTCTCAGCTATTGATAAGTCAGAGGCTGCATTAACAGACCAACCAGTCTTTACACGCCATCCTGACCTTGGCCAGTTTGTCTTTGGTAATGCACCGAACACATTAGCTTCTGTATTCAATTGCCTCCAAATCAATGCACCGTAAATCGGATTTCTATATCCTGAAGTCGTACTGGTTATTGAACCTTGAGCTTTAGCAAACTCATAAAGGTCTTCTATTGTAAAGAACGGATGTCCACCAAGTCCCTTATAGAATGCCTCAATATCAGCCATAGTTAATCTAAACCAACTCATTTTACCACCACCTTATTTAAACCTTTCTAAACCTCCTTAAATCGGCAGTTCCCTTAACTTCACCTTTCAGAATAGCGTCAATAATGTTTGCCATGTCATCCTCTTCAACTGCCTTTTTAACTTCGACTGGCCTCTCAGCCTTAGCTACATTCATTGCCTCTTGAAGTGTCTGTACTCCTGGTTGCATTTCATTAACTTTACTCTCTGGAACTTTAACCTCTTCACCAACACCACTTGGCTTAACATCCTTTGGATTCTTTTCCCAATCTGCCTCTCTCTTCTTATCTTCATCCTCAGGCTTAGCTAAACTTTCTTTAACTACTTCTCTAACTTCTTTAATTACTTCTTCCTTAAACCCTTTCAAACTCTCAGCAATTCCTTCTCTAATCTCTGAAGTAGCTTTAACTTGTGATGCAAGCTGAGCAACAATATCAGTTAATTCAGCAAGAATATCTTGAAGTTCATCAATAAGACTTGCAGTATCATTCTCCGGAACTGGCTCTTCTGGAACAGGCTCTTCTGGCACGGCAGGCTCATCCCTAATATCTTCTTGTTTCTTAACTTCTTTCTCAACCATATTTAAACACCCCCTTATTTAACCAAACAAATCAGCTATCCTATATTATTTTTCTTAACGACTATTTATATATTTTTCGACCATTTAAGCAAAACTTTCACAATAAACTACCTCAAATCATCTAATTTTAATCAAAAACTGGACTTTTATCATTATACTTTACTAAATATTCAACCACCTTATCTGGGTCATTAAACTTTTCAACTATCTTTTCTAAGTCTTCCCAAGTTCCAGTAAAACGGTCAAAAAGAACATTTGCACCATATGCATCAATTGGCCTAGCAATAATTTTAATTGTTCCATACGCCTTACTATTAGGCTTAATCCAAACAACACCAAATTCATGCTCTATACCTTTACCGTCAAAGTTTATTTTGTATTTCCCCGTCTCATCTCGTCTAACAAATACAGGAATTTTTGAAAGATATACTACAACACGTCCTAAGTCATACTCATTTGGAAGCCACTTAACTTCATCCCAAGCTTTCTTAAGAATCTTACCTTCTTTTGGAACATACTGCCTAATTTTTTCTTTCACTTTCTCTTCTTTTGGTTTTACTTTTTCTTTCGCTTCAACTTCATTATATATTCTATCAAACATTCTCTTTGCCCATGAAATACCATACTTTGCTAAAACATTACCAGCTACTTTCAAAATCTCTGGACTTGTATAACTTATTACGCCATTCCAACCAATTCTCACATAATCTTTACCATCATAAATTTCAAGCTCATAATATTCGCTTGAACGCCCGGCTGACGGCAAACTTATACTATATGTATATCCTGAACTTTCCTTTAATGCTCTTATTCTGATACCATCATCAATAGTAGCATATCTCTCTGTTCTATTCCAATAATTTCCTGCATCATATCCACTTGAATCATGATACATCGCATCATAACTAAAACTATCAACAAACGCCCTTAATGCTAACTTTATATCTCCAATATTTCCTCTATACGTATTCGTAGACTTTGCCATAACATCATTAGGTATCAATTCTCGTATTTTCTCTTTCATTGAACGCTTATCTGGAATCTTTTCTTCTTTTGGTTTTACTTTTTCTTTCGCTTCTTTTAACTTTTTCTTTGCTGGCAATTCTCCAAACTTTCTCTTATATGCATCTCTTATACCATTCGCCAAACGATTATACTGTTTACTATCAATATGACCCTCCCTTTTCATGTCCCTTAGCATTTGGCGTATCCTAAAGTATGCCTCATTCGACTTATCCTCATTATCAGACATGAAATCCTTAAGCTCATTTACTAACTTATCTTTAACGCCAAACAATTCTGCACTTCTTATAAAGTTCTGAACACTACGGTCAAATGTTATTCCACTTGGTTTCTTTCCTTCTTTAACTGGACGGCCTGAATCACTTACTTTAACTCTCCAACCTCCTCTGGGGCCTCTTTCGACTATATAACCCCTTGCCTTATACTTTGGAACATCTTCTGGCTTAATGTATCTCCAACCATCCTTTATTAATTCAATCTTATTATTCAAATTCAATGCTTTCAATATAACCTTGTCTATCTTCAGCTTATCCAATATTCATCACCTCTATAGTTAATTTAGATTAATCCTTTAAAAGTCTTTTTATTTTCTTCTTTATTTCAATTCCCTTTAGTATTCTCTTTGTTTTTGTCATTCTCTTTCTTATTAGTGCCTTTTCATATTCTGCCTTTAACTTACCACAAATTCTCTTTGCACTTTCTTCACTATACCCTTGCTTCTTCATTTTCTTTATACAATCATCCCAATCCTTAAATCCTGCAAATGGCTTTCTTATTTCAACTGTACCTTCAATATTTAACGCCTTCTTTAATTCTTTAACTGTTTTTCTTAACTCTTCAATTTTGAGTTTAACTTCACCTGACTTCTTCTCCTTTAACCATTTCTTCTTTCTTTGTCTCGCCGTTCTGGTATGTGGCTTATCCTTCTTTCCTGCTGGCTTTTCTGGTTTCAAATGATGATAATACACCCAACCACAAAGCCCTGGTCTGCCTGTTTCTTCAATACATCTCTCCCACCATTCTTTAGGCGGTCTTAAATCTTCTGGCTTCTTAAACTCGGTCAATACCTTTTCAAATACTTTAACTTCTTCGCCAGTCTTTAAGTCTTTAACAATATAACCACCCTCAGACTTTACTACTTCTAACCTTTCTAAACCTTCTAAATCCCTTATTACATACTTCTTCTCAACATCCTCTTCTTCATCTTCTTTTTTCTTTTCTTTTGGTTTTTCAACTTTATCACCATACGTCGGATTCATCATACCCTCAGTCTCTGTAGTAATCGCACCTTCGGCCTTCTGAACTTCAACAACTGCCCATCTACCAGACTTTGTCTCAAACACTTCATATCCCTTCTCTTTAGCATAACTCTCTGCCTCAGCCTTATTATCAAACGTTGCAATTAACCTACCCTTATCCCTAACATGCTCTAAATCATCTTCTTTCTTAAAGAATTTCTGAACATAACTAACATACTCTTCAAAATGCTTTTCAACTTCATCTGCTATTTCATCCGCAATAACTTGTGACTTACTAATATTATACTTTCTTAAAATGTCATCAATTCTTTCCCACAAAACATCAACCAAACCCTGAACATAATCAGTTTTCATAATCTCTTTAACTGAACCCTTAGCAAAAACACTTACTTCTTCAATAAGCGCATACGGGTTGGCTGGTTCATCTACAATACTAATCTCAGTCAATTCAACATCTTTCAGAACCTCAACTTCTCTTTCTTGACCATCGTCTGACTTCATAATTCTTTTTTCTAAATTACCAAGCCCCGCAATACTGAACCCCTTTAACTTTCCTGACTTAATCAAATTCCAAACAATATCATCTAACTTATATCCCTTATTTATCTTTGCAATTATCCAAACTCCTAACTGCCCTGTGTTTGGATGCTTTCTAATTTCCCATTGCAATACTTTACCAATTGGTTTATTTTCATGACCATAATTTACAAAACCACCTCTATCCATAAACTTTAACATTGCCTTAGCCAAAGTATCAACATCAACATACTGACCCTGTTTATCAATAACTTCAACACTTGCCCATCCTGCAATCAATCGCTCATCCTCATTAACCACACTGAGCTTAAATTCTTTATTTAACTGCTTATTAATTTCAACAAGTTCCATTTTACTTCACCCCCATTATTTAAA